GAGCCATTTGTTGATATGCTTGGTGGTGGTTACGCTGTACTTGGTAGCTGTGCGTACTAACGAGCCATCAGTCAGGCGTGCTGCTACCGGTGTCTCGTAGCTAAAAAATACCTGTGCAAATCCTAGATCAAGCTCTGTCATGTTACTAGCTATCTGTTTAATTTTCATCTGTACTGCCTCTTGGTTTGGTTTAGTTGGTTTATTAATGACTGCCAGTATGCCTGACAATCATAGACAAAGCTACTAATCTATTGAAAATATTCCTCATTCAAGGTACATATTGATGGCCCTACGCTGTGAGGCATTGCTGTGAATACCTGAGTCTCTCCATCAAACGCCTTGTACCAGCCCTGCTTGCCTTCTACTCTATACCCGCCCTGCCTTAACTGCTTAAGCATGTCTTGAACGTCTCTTTTTGCCATTGCTTTTACCATTTTATATTACTCCCATCATTTTAAAGTTTGCCCATATTAACACTACAAAGCCCAATATTGCCCAACATACCACGTCACCTGTTTTCATCTGTACTGCCTCTGTGTTTGTTTGCTTGATGGGTTCATTATATAGAGAACCAAACTATTGTCTAATGATTTAAACGCATGACCTCAATTAACTTTATGCATCCTGTGCATGACTACTGTATACCTTTAATCATGCGCGCACGCGTAGCAATAAGCATGCCAACTATTTACCTGTGCAATTCCTGTGCCAACTTGTGTCTACTTGAGCCATGCAATATCTGTGCCATAGGTATCCTACTGCATCCCCACACTTGCCCTGTGTAAACCTGTGCAATAACCATGCCAACATTGGTAGCCTGTGGATAACCTGTGGATAACTTATGTTCCACATGGAACCTAGCCCTGCCTGTGGATAACATTGGTAAAACCTGTGGATAACTTAGGGGACGGGGGGGCCGCTGGGCTTCTGGGGTTATTAACGGTACCCTCCAGTATACAAAATAGTAGCAAATTGGGCATAATGCGGTATGACCTGTATATACAAGTGTGTACATAAGCCCTTGATTAGCCTAAATAAAGCTTGACAACACCTGTGATAGCCTTATGCTATTAAAGGGACGACCCTTATGTATAAATATGTTAACATTAGTAAAGAAAAGACTTGACTTTTGGTTAAAAATATGGTATAATTTATAGTATAACTAAAGAGATAAAAGCAACCTCGCGCCTTAAGTACCTTAAGCAAGTTTAGGATTGATCTTTAAATAATAATTAAAGAATATTCTAAAGTATACTTAAGTATCCTTAAGATAACTAGGAGTAGACTTTGAGTAGTAAAGAATCAAAGGTTAGTCAGCCCGCAAAGCGGGTTGGGCGACCAAAGAAGACAGATATAGTGTCAAAAACCAACGGTAAGCGTAAGGCGGTAGGCCGACCTAAGGGTGACGCAGCGACAATTAACGAGTACAAGGCTAGGATGCTGGCCTCTCCTAAGAGTAGGAAGGTATTAGACTCGATATTGTCAGCAGCTTTGGACGATGACCATAAGAATCAAGCAGCAGCATGGAAGCTCTGTATGGATAGGCTATTGCCTGTCAGCTATTTTGAGAAGGATAAGGCCACAGGAGGCAAGAGTGCCATCAACATCTCTATTACGGGAGTTGGTGGGGAAACTACTGTCATATCTGGTGGCTCCGAAGCAGAACCCATTGAAGGGGATTATACCGATGTATAACATCAACAACGATTTAGATTACTTCACTAGAGAAGAGTTTGCTTGTCAGTACACTGGCGAGAACGAGATCAGTGATAATCTACTACTGAAGTTAGATTTGTTACGTGCTAGGTGTGCATTCCCCTTCGTCATCACGAGTGGTTATAGATCAGAAGACCACCCAATCGAAAGAAAGAAGGAGAAAGCAGGAACTCATGCCCAAGGAATTGCAGCGGACATTAAAGTTAGTAACGGCACACAGAGGTACACAGTTGTTGAAGAGGCCATTAAGATGGGCTTTACGGGAATTGGAGTTGCTGACGGTTTTGTGCATGTTGACATCCGCAATCTTGACGGTAACGAGTCTCCTGTAATGTGGTGCTACTAGCTTGGCTGATTTAAAGGTTGAGTTACTTCCTTGGCAGCAAACAGTATACAATGACCCTACACGCTTTAAGGTTGTCGCTGCTGGCAGACGTACAGGTAAGTCTCGTCTAGCTGGCTGGGCTTTAATCCTTGCTTGTTTAAACGCTAAGAAAGGTCAGGTGTTCTACGTTGCCCCTACACAGGGTCAGGCTAGGGACATTATGTGGCAGATGCTACTTGAACTAGGGCATAGTGTTATAGCCTCTAGTCATGTCAATAACCTACAGATAAAGTTTATCAACGGTGCTTTGTTAACCCTAAAGGGTGCAGATAGACCAGAGACTATGCGAGGTGTTAGCCTCAAGTTCTTGGTTATGGATGAATACGCCGACATGAAGCCAGAGGTCTGGGAGCAAATACTACGTCCTGCTCTTGCGGATCAGAAGGGCGATGCGATGTTCATTGGTACGCCAATGGGCCGTAACCACTTCTACGACTTATACCAGTACGCTAGTGTATCGAAGGACGATACGTTTGTTGGTTATCACTTCACTAGCTTCGACAACCCACTGCTAGACCCTGAAGAGATTAGAGCTGCTGAAAAGTCTATGTCAGCCTTTAGTTTCCGTCAGGAGTTCATGGCATCCTTTGAGGCTCACGGTAGTGAACTGTTTAAAGAAGAAGATGTTAAATTTAGCGAAGAAGAGCCAAAAGATGGTGATTACTACATTGCTGTCGATTTGGCAGGCTTTGCAGACGTACAGAAAGTTACTACCAAGACTAAGCGCCTTGACCAAACAGCTATATCTGTTGTTAAAGCGGGTGTTGAAGGCTGGTGGGTTGCTGACATCATACATGGGCGATGGGGCGTTGAAGAGACCGCACGAAAGATCTTTGGAGCTGTTGACAAGTATAAACCAGTTGCGGTCGGGATCGAGAAAGGAGCCTTAAAGAACGCGGTGTTCCCTTATCTAAACGATCAGATGAAGAAGAACCAACGCTTCTTTAGAGTGGAAGAGCTTACCCACGGCAACAAGAAGAAAGTAGATAGAATTGTATGGGCGTTGCAAGGACGCTTTGAACACGGTAACATTACATTAAACAAAGGCAAGTGGAATCCTCAGTTTCTTGATGAGCTGTTCCAGTTCCCTAATCCTTTAGTCCATGATGACTTGATAGATTCATTAGCCTATATAGACCAGTTAGCTAAGGTTGCGTACGCTTTTGACTATGAAGAAGAGGACTACGAATACTTAGATAAATACGCGGGCTACTAACTATGCTAGAAGATAACGACAACTTTGCTACCGAACAACACCTAGAAGACTGGGTTATACAGAAGTGTGATGATTGGCGAGACCACTTCGAGGCTAACTATTCACAACGCTTTGATGAGTACTACCGTCTATGGCGTGGACAATGGTCTGCACAGGATCAAGCACGCACCTCAGAACGCTCTAAGATCATCTCTCCTGCACTACAGCAGGCTGTTGAGTCATCTGTAGCAGAGTTAGAGGAAGCTACCTTTGGACGTGGTAAGTGGTTTGACATTAAAGATGACTACATGGATCAAAGTCCAGAAGACATCGTTATGCTGCGTAATCACCTTGATGAAGACTTTAAGAAGAACAAGGTACGCAAGGGTGTAGCTGAGTGTCTAATTAATGCCGCTGTCTTTGGTACAGGCATTGCAGAGATTGTCTTAGAAGAAGAAAAAGAAATGGCCCCAGCAACTCAGCCCGTCATGGGTGGAGAGTTACAAGCTATTGGTGTCAACGTCCGTGACCGTACCTGTGTCAAGCTAAAGCCTGTAATGCCTCAGAACTTCCTAATTGATCCAGTAGCTACTGATATTGATTCAGCGTTAGGTTGTGCAGTAGACGAGTTTGTGTCAGCCCACTCAGTAGAGATGCTACAGGAAAGCGGTGTATACCGTGATGTAGATATTGTTTACGCCTCTCCAGACTTTGATATTGAACCAGATCAAGACCTTACTCGCTATGACGAAGACAAGGTACGTCTTACTAAGTACTACGGTCTAGTCCCTCGTCACTTGCTTGATAAAGCAATGAAGGAAGACGATGCTGAAGATGCAGAAGTTGTTGACTTTGAAGATGACGACAAGAAAAAAGACTCCTACTACGTAGAAGCTGTAGTTGTTGTAGCTAATGGCGGTGTACTGCTTAAGGCTACTGAAAACCCCTACATGATGCAGGATCGTCCAGTCGTAGCATTCCCATGGGATGTCGTTCCTAGCCGCTTCTGGGGCAGAGGAGTATGTGAGAAAGGCTATAACAGTCAGAAGGCGTTAGACACAGAACTACGCGCTAGGATTGATGCTCTTGCACTAACCATTCACCCAATGATGGCTATGGATGCTTCTCGTATGCCTAGAGGCGCTAAACCTAGCATACAACCGGGAAAAACTATCCTCACCAACGGTAACCCCGCTGAGATTCTACAGCCATTTAACTTTGGTCAGGTCAATCAGATTACCTTTGCACAGGCTCAAGCATTACAGACAATGGTACAGACAGCCACAGGCGCTATTGACTCAGCAGGTATTGCTGGTTCCGTTAATGGCGATGCTACTGCTGCTGGTGTGTCTATGTCACTAGGTGCTATCATAAAGCGCCATAAGCGTACTCTTATTAACTTTCAGGAGTCTTTTGTGATTCCTTTTGTTACTAAAGCAGCTTGGCGTTATATGCAGTTTGAGCCAGAAATGTACCCAGTAGCTGACTATAAGTTCCACACGTCTAGCTCATTAGGCATTATTGCTCGTGAGTATGAGGTTACACAGCTTGTACAGCTCCTACAGACCATGTCCCCAGATACACCTATGTATCCTAAGCTGGTTATGTCGATCATTGACAACATGAACCTGTCTAACCGTGAAGAGCTTATCGCTACACTAGAGCAAGCTAACCAGCCTAACCCAGAAGCAGAACAAGCAGCACAGCAAGCAGCACAACAAGCACAGCAAGCTCAGTTAGCACTACAAACTGCACAGGCTGCTGCACTGAACGGACAAGCACAGGAATCCTCTGCACGCTCTAGTAAGTTAACAGCGGAAGCACAGGCAGTACCACAGGAGCTTGAGATTGACCGTATGAAAGCTGTAACTAGTAACTTGCAAGTAGGAGATGCAGATGACAAAGAGTTTGAGAAGCGTCTAGCAATCTCTGCACAGTTACTCAAGGAGCGTGAAGTAGCTGTTAAGGAAAATTCTAAACCAAACCCACAAGCAACCTTACCACAAGGAGAATTGCCACAATGATATTAACAGGTAAAATGTTTGAAGATGCAATGAGTCAGATTAATGAAGCATTTGCACAAGTCAACAAAAAGGTTGACAAACTACAAGACGAGGTTAAGGCCCTGACACAGGAGAAAGCCAGTGGCAAAGCCAGCAAAGGGCAAAGCAAAGGTTAAGGTAACGGCTAGCGGTAAGAAGGTTAGCTACGGTCAAGCAGGCAAAGCCAAGGACGGAGGCCCTCGTGTAAAGGCGGGGACTTCTAAAGGAGATAGCTACTGCGCTAGAAGCCTAGGCATTAAGAAGGGCTTACCTAAAGCTAAACAGAACGACCCTAACACGCCTAATAACTTATCACGCAAACGCTGGAAATGTTCTGGCGCTAAATCGAGGAAATGACATGCCATACGGTACAGGTACATACGGAACAAAGGTCGGAAGACCACCTAAGAAGAAAAAGAAGCCAGTAAAGAAATGAAGGGTCAGACACACGGTGGCAAGGGAAGTACCACTAGAAAGACCGATTCAGCCAAGTTTGCAAGCAACTGGGACGCTATATACAGCAAACCAACCAAGAAGTCAAGTAAAAAGAAGAAATAACGCTTGACTTTCTTATGCTTTTATGTTATAATAACTAGGTAACCTACACTTAAACAACTGTCCTTAATGGAGAAACAGTGATGATTGATAAAGATTTAGAGCTATACTATCGCAACGCGTCCGACATGTTTATAACTGAAGGCTGGCAGCAGCTAATCAGTGACCTAACAGCTAACGCAAACAACATTAACTCTGTTGAGTACACTAAGGATAACGAAGACCTGCACTTCCGTAAAGGGCAATTGTCAGTTCTTGCAAGCGTTATTACTTTAGAGACTCAGCTAAGAGCAGCAGAAGAGCAAGCCTTGTCTGAAGAAGAAGACCAAGACGAAGCAGCTTAATGCGTATTATCTTAGAGTTTAAGTGTGAGGACGGTCATGTCAATGAGAGATTCGTTGAAGATGACTGCACTCACATACCTTGTTTAGATTGCGACAAGATAGCAAAAAGAATTGTAAGTGCTGTTCGTTCTAAGCTAGACCCTGTTTCTGGAGACTTTATGGGTGCGACCAGACAGTGGGAAAAGAACAGAGAACAGAAGCTACAACAAGAACGCAAGGCCAACTCCTAACCAAGGAAGCCCTGCATAATACACCTCCATAATGAGATTACTCACGGAGTTTAATAATGGCAACATTACACGACGAGCGTCTAGAAGACGTTGACAACGAAGAAGAAATAACAAGTAGTCTGACTGAGGAACCTACACAGGAGACTCCTCAAGAAGATGACATCCCTGACAAGTACAAAGGAAAGTCAACCGCTGATATTGTAAGGATGCACCAAGAAGCTGAGAAGCTACTAGGAAAGCAGAGCGGTGAAGTAGGGGAGTTACGATCAGTTGTTGATAACTACATACAGACACAACTCGACACAACAACAAAAGCAACCCAAGAACCTGAAGAAGAAATAGACTTTTTCTCTGATCCCGACAAGGCTGTCGAGAGAGCTATTAAGAATCATCCTTCAATCAAACAGGCTGAAGCAGTATCTCAGCAGTACAAACATAACGCAGCACAGTCTCAATTGCAACAACGTCATCCCGACATGCAAGCGATTCTAACTGACGGTAAGTTTGCTGAATGGATTAAAGGATCAAAGATTCGTACACAGCTCTTTGTACAAGCAGATCAACAGTATGACGCAGAAGCCGCTGATGAGCTTTTCACTAATTGGAAGGAACGTCAAGGTGTTGTTAGTCAGACTGTAGCTAATGAGAAAGATAGCCGCAAGACCGCAGTTAAAAACGCCTCAACGGGTAATGCCAGAGGTAGCGGAGAAGCAGCATCTCGCAAAGTTTATAGACGCTCAGACATTATTAAACTAATGCAAACCGATCCTGACCGCTACCTATCCTTGAGTGACGAGATCACCCAAGCCTATGCAGAAGGAAGAGTGCGCCAATAACTCTTATTTAAAGGAAGTATATTATGACCGATTCAGTTTATCCCCTAATGGGTGGAGCAGTAACAAACACTAGCGCAGCTAAGTTCATCCCAGAAATCTGGAGTGACGAAGTAATTGCAGCGTACAAGACTAACCTAGTTCTAGCTAACCTCGTTAAGAAGATGAGCATGACTGGTAAGAAAGGCGATGTTATTCACGTCCCTAAACCAGCTCGTGGTTCTGCTCATGCTAAGACAGCAGGCACTGCCGTAACTATCCAAAACAGCACAGAGTCAGAAGTTCTGATTAACATTAACAAGCACTTTGAATTCTCCCGTATGATCGAAGACATTACCGAAGTACAGGCTCTCGCTTCTTTGCGTCAGTTCTATACAGGCGATGCAGGTTATGGCCTAGCCAAGAAAGTTGATACTGATTTGTTTGAGCTGGCTAAGTCTTTCGGCAACGGTAATGGTTCTAGCTATGTTAACACTGGTTCTTTCCAGATTAACACTAGCACTGGTGCTTTAGAAGCATTTGACGCTGACGGCGCTGGTGACATTGGTGTTTTCACTGATGCTGTATTCCGTGGCTTAATCCAGAAGATGGACGACGCAGACGTTCCTATGGACAACCGCAGCTTCATCGTACCACCTTCGCTTCGTAATGCCATCATGGGTATCGAGCGTTACACTTCTACCGATTTTGTTAACGGTAAAACTGTAGAGACTGGTAAGATTGGTAACTTGTATGGTGTTGACGTATTTGTTTCTACCAACGTACCTGTTATTGACACTACTGGTGGTGCTTCTATCCGTGGCGCACAGTTGATCCACAAGGACACTTCCGTTCTTGCAGAGCAGCAAGCTGTACGTTCACAGACTCAGTACAAGCAGGAGTTCTTAGGCACTCTCTACACTGCTGATACTTTGTATGGCGTTCAGGTTATGCGTCCAGAAGCAGGCTTCACTCTAGCTGTAGTATAAGGTAACAAACTAGGGGATTCTTCGCGGAGTCCCCTTTTTACTTTTCTTTTGTTTTCTTAGGAGCTATACATGGCAATATTTAGAGGTGACGGAGGTGCGGGTGATTCCAATACGGACGCTACGCTACTAGCTGTCACACAACAAGCTGTCATAGCTACTACGAAAGCAAGTGACGCAGCCGCCAGCGCCGTAAGCGCCAGTGACTCTGCAACATTAGCAACAAACAAAGCAGCAGCAGCGTCTACATCAGCCACCAACGCAGCTAACAGCGCGACAGGTGTTGCACAGTACGCAACAGCAGCAGAGAACTCAGCGACTGCCGCAGCAACCTCAGAAACTAACGCAGCAGACTCAGAAACAGCAGCAGCTACAGCAGAGACTAACGCTGAAACCGCTGAGACGAACGCAGAGACTGCTGAGAGCAACGCAAGCACATCTGCTGCCACTGCTACTACTAAAGCAGGAGAAGCCTCTACAAGCGCATCCAGTGCGTCTACGAGTGCTTCTACGGCAACGACCAAAGCATCAGAGGCTTCCACTAGCGCCAGCAATGCCTCAACCTCCGAAAGCAATGCTGCTACGTCAGCCTCTGGTGCATCTACTTCCGCCACTAACGCAGCTAGTTCAGCCACAGCGTCTGCTGGTTCTGCTAGTGGTTCTTCTACATCTGCAACTAACGCTAGTAACAGTGCTAGTGCAGCATCTACATCTGAAACTAACGCTGGTAACTCAGCGACAGCAGCGGCTGGTTCAGCTACTACAGCATCAACAGCAGCGACCAATGCAGGCAACAGTGCCACAGCAGCTTCAGGTAGTGCATCTACTGCATCAACTCAAGCCAGTGCAGCAGCTACCAGTGCTTCTAACGCAGCTACAAGCGCCTCTACAGCGTCTACACAGGCAAGTAATGCCTCTGCTAGTGCAACGGCTGCGGCTACTGCTGAAACCAATGCAGAGACTGCTGAGACCAATGCAGAGACTGCTGAGACCAATGCAGCCAGTAGTGCTACAGCAGCAGCCAGTAGTGCCTCTAATGCAGCCAGTACCTTAGCAGCTTCTGCACTAAAGGCTAACAACCTGTCTGACTTGGCTAGTGCTAGTACAGCACGCAGTAACTTAGGCTTAGGCACAGCAGCTACAACAGCGGCTAGTGCTTACGCTACAGCAGCACAGGGCGCAAAGGCAGACTCAGCTTTACAATCTAACTCAACCTTAAACGCAGACAACATGACTACTGGTACGCTACTAGGCGGAACATACTAAAGGGTATATATTATGGCTACAAAGATAGTAACAAAGAATAGCAGCACAGCCTCCGCAGCACCTTCAACAAGTGATCTTGTACAAGGTGAGTTAGCGGTCAATGTCACGGACAAGCGTCTGTATACTGAGAACAACGCAGGTGCTATTGTCGAGCTAGGTACTAATCCTAGCACTATAGACATTAACGCAGGCACAGTGGACGGCATAACGTCACTAAGCACAAGTACATCAGGCACAAGCAACTTTATAGCAGGTGTCAACGCAGGTAACAGCATTGTTAGCGGTGGTAACTACAACGTCTTGGTAGGTGATGAGGCAGGTACTGCGATTACTACTGGTGATTATAATACTGCAATAGGTATGAATGCCGCAGTCGCTCTTACTACAGGTATAAAAAACACTGCAATAGGTTCTACAGCACTTGATGCAGAAGTTGCAGGTAATTACAGCACTGCTATTGGTATGGGTGCTTTAACAGCACAATCTCAGAGTGGCGATGTAGATGTTTACAATACAGCGGTGGGTTATCTTGCAGGTGCAGCAGTAACCACAGGCGTTCAAAACACCCTCATCGGTGGTCTTGCAGGTGATAATCTTACTGATGCTGATTACAATACTGCTGTCGGTATGCAAGCACTGAACAATGATACGTTGGGTTCAACAAGCACAGCTATTGGTGCGTTTACTTTAAACAATCAAAACTTCACTTCAGCCACTAATGCCTACAACACAGCAGTTGGCTATTCCGCAGGTCTATCTGTATCCACAGGCACTCAAAACACCCTCATCGGTGGTCTTTCGGGCGACGCAATTACTACAGGCCACGACAACGTATCTTTGGGTTACCATGCTTTATCAGCAAATACAACAGCAAGTAACAACACTGCTATTGGGCGTGGGGCTTTGCAGATAAATACCACTGGTACAGGAAACACAGCGGTAGGTAAATCTGCACTAGACGCCAACACAACCGCAAGCTACAACACAGCCGTTGGGGCTAGCTCTTTGTCAGGTGTAAATACAAATACATACCACGTTGCTGTGGGGTACCAAGCATTAGAGGCTAATACTTCTGGTGGTCAAAATACTGCTTTGGGTGGTGAAGCATTAAAAACTAATACGACTGGAAGCAACAATATTGGTGTTGGTTTTTATGCGTTAAGGCTAACTACCACAGGCGGCAACAATGTAGCCGTTGGTAATTATGCCTTAGACGCTAACACAACCGCAAGTAACAACACTGCTATTGGCCACGCATCGCTTGGTGCTAATACCACCGGCACACAAAACACTTCACTAGGGTCTTTATCGTTAGATGCCCATACTACTGGAAATGAAAACACAGCTCTTGGTTATGGTAGTTTAAGTGCTAATACCACAGCCGCTAACAACACAGCAGTCGGTTCTACTGCTTTACTAACAAATACCACAGGCACAGCTAACGTAGCTGTAGGTCGTAGAGCTTTATTTTCAAGCTCCACAGCTTCAAACAACACAGCAGTTGGTAATGAAGCTTTATTATCAAACACCACAGGTGCTCAGAATACAGGTATAGGTGGTAACTCACTACAATCTAACACCATAGGCACAAGAAACACCGCAGTGGGGCAAGGCAGTGGATACACCGCAACCACAGGGTCGGATAACTCTTTTCTAGGACTAGGGGCAGGGTACGGATTTGGTGGCACAAACACCGCATCTAACAACACTGCTTTGGGTTCCTATGCAGGATTCAGGCTAACTTCAGGGTCTAACAACACAGCAGTTGGTAACGATGCTTTAGCCGCTAACACCACAGGCGCAAGCAATGTTGCCGTGGGTGCTTTAGCATTAGATGCTAATACTACTGCTAGTTCTAATGTTGCCGTGGGTGATGGCT